CAGATGTTTACCGTAGGCGTAATATCTGCAATTACCGTAAACAAGTCGGGGCGGAGAATGCATATCCGCTTAATAGTCAAATTGACAAAACCAAGCAGCACCGTATCGCTGTTGCGGTACGGCACAGTGTCGTCCTGAGTAAGACGACGAACCTCGGTTATGACCTCCTGGGGGGTCATTACGGCAGCCGCCTCGACGCGTCAGCAGCGATATCCGGATTGGTGATAGCAGGCGGTTCCGCCACGTCGGCGGTAGCCAAGTCCAACTTACCCCGGCGGGTGCGGACCTTTTCTACCTTCTCCACAACCTCGGGCTTGACGAACCGCTCTGGGTACGCCTCCTCCTCAGTCACCTCCACGCACAGTTCATTCTGCGCAAGGATAGGGTGCCAATCGTAGATAAATCCATCTTTTCTGTTACGAAGATAACGCGCCATATTAACGTCCTCGGTTCATCTTTTTAAGAGTTATAGCGAGTCGCGCTCGCTGTCCCATTTTACCCGGAGCCTTAGCGGCTTTGGCAAGTTTTCCAGCGGGGATGGTCTCCCCCTTTTTAACCCCAAGAGACTTCCGAAGAGCCCCGGGATTCTTGATGGCCTGCTGTATCCATTTGTCCGCCATTACCACTTTACCTTGTGTGACCAATACCGCGCCGACATCTTAGACGGGCTAGCGTCCTGCGCGTTATGTCGCGCATAATAACTGCGTTTGCGGGCTTTATCTTTCTCCGACGTAGGGTTCTTACCTGCGCCGGATACTCCCTGCTGCCCAAAGCGAATAACCTTCTCCTGCCCACCAGAGCACGCCTTGACAACGTGCGACTTCGTAGGATGTCCGGGAGTCTTCTTAGGACTATTGCAGGCCATCTTAGCCTTATCGACGCGCTGTGGCATTAGTATCCTATCCTATTCGTGGTTAGAATAACAGACGGAACGGCAGGAACAGTCGGAGGTCCTGCAGATGCGGCAATAGCCTCTATATCAACCGCTGCACTCTCTACCATAACAACAACTTCTAGATACTGCCCGGAGTTAAGCCCTTCAAAAATAGTCACTTCGATAACTGCTTTACCCCCGTCTGCGGCTTTAGGTACCGTAGTAATTGACCCGCTGTCAGCAACGTCTGTCCCCGATTTACGAAACCAGACATACGCATCATGGTCAGCAGCATCGGTGTTGACGAACTGCACCCTTACGGTAGTAGCGTAAAGGCCGGTAGTAAAGTAGTTAATACGAGACCCGCTTCCAAGAACAACGCCGTTGAAAGGGCCCGTAGAAGTATTAAAGAACGCGGAATTATTAAATGTTAGCGCCGTGGGAGTATTTGCGGCAGGCGTTTGGTCTGCCGTAGACCAGAACTGTCCATACTGTCTACCGGTGACACTAAGGAAATCCACGGTGTTAGCCGTTGCAAGCGTTCCTAATCCAAGGTTAGCGCGAGCCGCCGACGCTGTAGAAGCCCCGGTGCCCCCGTCTGTAATCGGTAGGTCAGTAGCCAACTGGATATTCGTAATGACTACGTTTCCAGTGCCGTTAGGCGTAAGGTTGATATTGCCGTTAACGTCAAGCGAGGAAATCGTATTTCCGTCAAGCCGGACATTATCGACGGACACGGAGCCGGTACCTACCTTAAGTGCCGTAGCAACTCCCGCGCCACCATAAACAACTTTCTCGGTAGCAGTCGGACCGTCGTCCACGTGGAGCAACTGGTCGTATGTGCTAGCGGGGGTACTACCCGTAAGATTTGTAGGCATAAAAGACCCCAGAAAAGGAGGGGGCCGAAGCCCCCTCCCTAGTTATTACGACGCCATCACAACCCAGTTAGTGCCGTTCGACACCAGCCGAGCCCAAGTACCCGCCGTTCCCGCAAGGATTGCGGTGCCAGCCGTAGCCGTACCAATCGGCAGAACATTAGAAGACGCCGAGACCACCGTCTGTGCGGCGATGGTCTTGATATTGATAACGCGACCCGGCCACGTCGCCGCTGCAGGCAACGTAACCGTAATGGAGGCAGCGCCGTTACAGACGATTTCGTTCTCAGTAACCCCTACCGTAAACGAAGCCGTCTTCGTCACAGGGAGGTTGCTGCTAAGCGTATCGGGTCTAACGTTGCCACCATTGATGGTCGGATTATCCAGCGCAATACCAGTATAAACACCCATAAGATTCTCCTAAAAGAGGGGGCCGAAGCCCCCTCCCTCATTAGGCCGCCGCGTCAGCGACGAGCGCCCACACCCGCACCTTTGCCACGTCGATACTCGCCGTATCAATCGTCACGCGGATGAAGGAAGCAGTGCCAGAGTAAACCGGAGCAGCAAGCGCCGAAGCCGAATTACTCAGTGCATTGACATCGAAGTTGCTGAGATAGCGGGTTGCGCTACCCGAGTCTCCCAAGTCGATGGTACCCGCAGCACCCTCAACCGTCAGCACCTGAGCGCCAGCAGCAAGGACCACAGAACCAGCGGGGAGAGGGATAACCTCCAGCGTATCGGTCGCAGCAAGAGCCGCAGCACCCACCGCCGAACGCGCCGCCGCAATCACCGCAAAGTCGAGGAGAACCTCAAACTTATGCAGAGAACCAGCGGTGGCGTCCGGAAACGCAGCCGTGCCCTTGTTAAAACCGAGAGAGTCAGTAAAAGCAGCCATTATAAATTACTCCTAAATCAGAACTGAATGACGGACTGCGCCAACGCTTCCGGCTTTACGACCTTGTAGCCGTACACCTGAAGACCACGGACGATGTTACCAAAGGTCGACTCCGACCGGATGGTTTCCATGTTCGTCATCTGCGAAGCGAAAGTAAAGCCCATCTTGGTACCCGCGATGAGGCTGTACTTACCGGCCGACACGTTGAGGTTATGGCTGACATACAGCGTAAACCGGTCAATCATGCCGAGGCGGCCGTTACGGACAACCGAAGTACCGTCGCCCGTGAGGGAGGCGTCCTTCAACTCCGACTTCTTGATGAGCCCCGCCATCTTGGCAGGAATCACCACGAAGCGGCCCTGCTCCGGGCAGTTGGCTTCATCAAGCACCGTGCCGAGGTCCACCAGAAGGTCAACCACCGAAACCGTACCACCCGCGCCGTCCTTCGTGACGGTCAGCGGAGCAGCGGTGGTGCCGAGGTTGAACGACGCCGACTGCTCGCCCGCCGTAGCACCCTTGTTGAAGGCACCAATGCCGGGCAGGAGGTCGGTCAGAACGCGCTGGTCAATCTTAATCTTCATGCGCTCGGACGCATCCTTGGTCCAAGTGTCCATGAGCGCGATATCCGACTGCACCTTGTCCACGTCATCCTCGACGCACGCGAAGTACTCGCCCTTGTCGATGACAAGTTGAATCTTCGGCTTGTCCGGATTTTCCACGGTGAGGGTCTGACCCTTCACGTAGTCGCGGATGGTGATTTCCGGGGTGGTACGGATGTTAACCGTATCGCCGTACTGGCGAATCTCACCCTCGTAGTCAGTGTTAGAGATAGCGGCGAGGACAGTCGCATCGTAGAAATTCTCGATGAGTTTGCCAGACCACAACTCGGGGATAAAATTACCGCCGTAATCCGGGCGGCCGGGAGAAACAGGATAACCCATGATAAAAAACTCCTAATTACGCATTAATTAAATTGGATACGATTCTCACGCTGAGCAGCGAAGATATCGCGTTCGATTCGGGCGCGTTCCGTATCTTTACCTCGGAATTTACCCTGCCGGACATCCGCAAAAAACTTCTGGATGTCTGCCGGGGTATAAACTTTGGACTTACTAGAAGACGGGGCACCGGCGTTTCGTGCTTTGCCGGGGGAAACCTGCTTTTCTAGTTCATTAGTTACGGGGACTCGCCCAGTAGATTGAGCAACAGTGGCTTGTCCAGTCTTATCAAGCCAAGTGCGGAAGAAATGTGCTACGCGAGACGCATCAAGCGTCCGCTGCGCATCCTCAAGGTACGTCTGACGGCTGATGTTGGTCAACGGGTCAATCTCCAACAACCAAGACTGGAAGTCCTGACTGTCGTTGACATCCCGCCAATTCGGGACCGCAGTCGTAAGCGCCCCCCAGAACTGCTGCTCAGCCGAAACAGCCTGCCTTTGAGCGACAGCCTGAACCTGCGGGACAACGTTATTCTGAAGTTGCGACAACGACCTCTCCAACTGCGCCATACGACTAGCAACGGTAGAAAGTTCTTCTCTCGTCACACGCCGCATAACTTCCAGCGAATCCCCGTACTCATCCACGTCCTTCTGCGTTACAAGTTTTTCAACTTGCGCAGCAGCGGGAGCAGTAGGCGGAGTAGCGGGTTGATTTGCCATGGAGGCCAACAACTGTTCCATCTGCTGAACCCGCTGCTGCAACTCTTTGTTGTTGGCGTGCAGTCGCGGAACCTCAGCGTTGTACATACCTTGAAGAGTCTTGTATTTCTGCAAGACCGCTTCATCCGACACTTTGTCATCACCGGAGTTATGCTCAGATGCCGGTGAAGAAGCAGCATCAGTCGTATCGGTGCTGTCGGCAGCAGGCGTATCCGTAGTAGCGGCAGCGTCCGGTGGCGAAGTAGGGTTTGAGCCCCCTTCTGAACCATCTGCGGAATCCTGCATCTGCTTATAGATTTCCTGTACAGCCTCAGTCTGCTTACGAATTTGCTCTGGAAGTGCCATGCTACGCTCCTATCGGTATGCGTTATTAGGGCGAGTCTTACGACTTTGCCGCTAGTTCAGGGGAATCTTTAGCAAACTTTACAAGTTCACCTAAAACTTGGCAGCGCCCCTGCATCACTGCCGCGTTGTTTATTGCGCTCGGAAGATTCTCTAGTTCATGGCTGCGCCATGTATCTAGAAATTTTAGTACTTCCGGATGCGCTCGGACCATTAAGGCAAACGCCTTCACAACTTGGGGGTCAGGGCGCATCATGCCGCACCACCCGGGCCACGAACTGTCGTAGCCGCAGCCCCACCTTTGGGAACGCCGCCCGGAAACTCAGGAGTTGCTTGCGGAGTTTGCTGCGACTGCGCTGCAATTGCCGCTGCTTTAGCCTGAACTTTCCCTTGGTAAGCCGCTTTTTCCCGAGACGGAACCACTTCTTCCACCGGCATTTGCAGCCCTTTAGCCACTTCACGCAGGATTGCAGCACGCCCGTCGAGGCCGAGGATTTCCGCGTCGATGGGGTTGGCGGTGGCGTTGAGGAATTCGATTCGGCGCAAGTTGACCGTTTCCTTGACCGCGAGGTTGACCGCGCCTTTGGCAAGGACTTCAACATCACCTTTGATACTTTCGTCTTCATCGTATCGCATATTATACACAAATTGTCTTGTGACAATAGGTTTTACAACATCACTGTCAATATGCATCACAACCTGCCGGATACCCTTACCAGCAGCGCCCATCAACATGGACAGCCCAGACGAAGTACGCCCCGCACCCTGCACGTCCATATCCCCATAGACATACCCCGGAATACCCGAGTGGTCGTCTGCCAGACGGCTGAATTTCTCGTACACCGCTACAAGTTGCTGCGCGTTGTTCTCTGGCTGAGTAAACCGAATAGCGGGGGCCGACGAGCCCGCTGGGTCATTGAGGACTTGCCAGATTTTCCACGGGTGAATATTGTTGATATCTTCGTTAGGCGGCAGCCGCTCGATGTTGATTTCCACCTGCGGGCCTGACGAAATGCCCATGTTGTTAACCAGTGCGCGGGCAGCCGCGTTGCATACCCCCTGAAGGTCCTCGATGATACGAGGAATCCCCTTGCCCCAGAACGCTCCGGGCGACTTGATGAACGAAGTTTTAGCGTATGGCTTCTCGCCCAGCGGGTCATAGTTTAACACCGCTTTGATGACGTAGTTACCCACCACCCAAACATTCGCATCATATTCACGGGCGGAATCGGAAACTTCTTCCTCCGTCATCCCCCACTCAATCAGCATCTTCCCGCTGACTTTACCCCAGAACTCTAGGGCGTCAAACATCTCGGTTGGACGCGTAAATGCATAGTACTTCCGCTGCTCTTCATCGCGGGCAAGTTCCACGTCTTCATTAATCCATGACTGCCCATTACCGATTTCCAGCACTTTACGGATAGCATCGTCGTCATACCCCGGCACGCCAATCATATCGGCAAGCGCCGTGCGCGACAGCGGGTGATGTTGGAAAAGGTACCCGTCGCGCAGGTTTTCAATGCCCGGCTCAGGGAAAATATAGAACGGGTCTACGCGCTCAAACTCGGGGGCCAGTTTTTCTATCGGCTCCACCACAGTTCGCCCCGTATTATCAACCTTCCAGCCGAGCGCACGCTGCCGCCGCACAATCGGTCCCTTTATAAACGCCGCAGGATAAGTAACCAAATCGGTCACAAACGCGTTGAACGCATCCTCCCAGCCCCCTTGAGCGAACTGGTCCTTGATACGAAGCACCATACGGTCGACCCGTGATTGCGCCTCAGTAACAAGGCGAAACCTGTAATCCTGAGTTACAAGTTCTTTAAGGGTGCGCATTTCCTCCGGAGTTGGAGCGGTGCCAAGTTCCTTCAGTAACCGCATAACGCGCTCTGCAAACTCAGCCTCAGCCTCTTTAACCTGCGTAGGCGACAGTTCGGGGATAGGAGTCGCCTGCAAGTCCCACGGTGGGGCTCCATTATCGAGGAGGATATCGCGCAGCCAACTCTCAGCCGCACGACACTTCACTTCGGTAATCATCATGTAGACTTCAGAGCCGCCTTGCGCACGGATAGACGCGAGTTTGTCGCTTTCGTACTGTCCATTGCGTTGCCGCAACGCCCGCAGCATCTCATCCTCAATGGGCTTCTTAGCCATCTTGGCTGCGTCCCAGCACTGGCGAAGATGTCCCGCAAGTCCTAGGATTACCGGCTGGTTCTGGCGGGACGCAAGCGCTTCCTCCGATGCAAGCCGTTCTTGTTTGGCTACATCCGCTTCGCTTACAACACGAAGAAAAGTTAGTCCAGCCATAATTATTTGAGTTTCGTACCCGTGGCTTTTTCGTAGCCCTGCCGCATACGCTCGTCCATCTGTCGCGAACGCTCTTCTCGCACCGCCTGTCCCTGCATTTCTCGGTTGCGCTCTCTACCGCGCTCACGCGCCCTACGCTGCATCTCTTCCTTGCTCATGCCTCTAGGCGGAGTAGTCGGAGTCACGGGGCGGGTATTACCCGAATTGTTTTTACGCTGCGGGGAGTTCGGGGTGATAATGCCCCCTAACTGGTAACTCTTGTACGGCTTTGTGCAGTTTGGCATAGCGTTACTTCTTCGCGCACTTACCGGCTTTTGCACACCGCGATGGCGAAGCGCACTTGGCACACGGCTTCATCGACTTAGACTTCTTCATACAACCTCCCTAAGGGTACGTCTTTTGTACCAGATGTTTTCAGTTCGTCAATAGGAGGAGTTTGTAAACTTAAGACTCCCTAAAAGAAACCCCCGGGGGTTACCCGGGGGCCAAGGCTATGTGGGGTAAACCTGGAGACAAACCCCCACAGAGGTACTGCTAAGAGAATTGGGAGGAGATTACGTCCACCCGGACGCTGCAATTCTCTTGACCTCACGCCTCTGGGTCATAGTAGCGTAGATTCCTGCGTTGTCAATATGCAGCATGAGATATTGCAAGGCTTCCGCCACGTGGGAGTGTTTGTTCTTGTCAATCTCCCCGTTGCCCTTGGGTTTGTACCGGTACCCGCCCATCATGGCCGACTTCAAGTGCGTGCATCGCGGGTCTACAAGGAACGCTGGGTCACCGTCAACCTGCCGCATCAAGAACGAATCAACAGAATTAATACGTGCTGATATGTTATTAGTCTTTGCCGGGATGACCTTGAACCCCTCGGCCTTGATGATATCCACTGCGCTGCGTTCGTCGGTCTGCGCTCGCTGCACCCCTGAAGGGTCTACTACGATAAGCACCGGCGCACCCGGAAAGCGTTCAAACAGTTTGGGTTTGATAACGGTCCGCATAAACCGCTGGATACCCATGTCGAACGACACTGCCTCATCGTACACCAGTGCGCGACCACGAGCGTCCTGCTGCCCGATTACCGCAGCCGGGGTAAGTCCTAGGTCCATGCCCACGATGACAGGCCGCACGCCGTTCATAATCGGGATGATGGAGGTTTTTGCCATGTGGTAGTCCGGGCGGAAGTACTTGTAGATGGGCATACCCGCCAGTGACATCCCGTACTCGCCGTCAATATAGACCCGGATGTACTCCTCGCTGCGACCCTGCGTGTCGTAGTACCCCTCAGGCAGATTGTGGATGTTCTCCGCGTAGGGCGAACGCCCCGAGGGCTGCTTGAACACAGCCCACCCGTTGTCGTTGGCGGACACTCCGTCCTTGGGGTCAAGTCCCTCCATCTGGTAGTACCACCATGTTTCCATGGTCGGCGGGTTAGTATCTCCCCACATCCCGAACCACGTCGGGCCGCCGTCCTTGGACGAGGGGAAACGTCCTATACGCTTAGACATAGCATCCACGATGTCAGGGTGGATGTCTCGGCACTCGTTGAACCAAGCGCCGGTAAGTTCTAGGGAGTTCAGGTTAGCGACGTCATCTGCATCGTCCAGCGCTCGAAACATGACCTCCGCCTCGACGTCGCCTACCTTGAAGAAGTACGTCTTGGTCGTGCGCATGAAGTTGCCGCACTCCCCCGGGGGAAACCAGTCCAACCACGTTTTGATAGTGGTGTCCTGCAACTGGCGGGCAGTCTCACGGACCACAGCCCACCGCGAGCGCCGCTTGCCCGTCCTATCCGGCTTCTGCATGGACGCTCTACGGATAACCTCAAACGAACAAGTAACGCTCTTGCCCGACCCGACAGGTCCCATAAGGACGCGCATCTTAGCGTCCGACTGCATGAATTGCTTGCCTGTAGGCGGTGGCGTGTAATCAATTTCGAGAGGCATTAGGCGGGTCTTCCACGAGCAACACTGCGAAGGTGCGGGTCTTCTTGCCGTTACGCTTGATTTTCAGAATCTTCGTCAAAAACGAAATCTGTGCATCTTTCAATGCGGACGTGAAGTTGTGGTACTCCACGGAGTTATCGAACATCGCCGCTTCGTGACCGTTATACGTCGTGTGAAAGCGACGGCTCAAATGCAGGGGCAGAGTCAGCATCAGATTCCTCAGGTGCTAGGGTGATGACGCGAGCATCCTCGGCGGAGTTGCCAAGGTTGATTGTGATTTTGACCCCGCCACTGGGGGTTTCGCCGGAGCCTACGTCTTTGGGTTCAAGCCCGGCCCACTTTACGGTGGACTTGATAAGGTCGGCTTTGACCGCAGGTGACACACCCGGGTCGTGGATGATGCACCACGAGGTCGTCAGAAGTTCTTCGGCTTGCGCACGCGCCTTGAGTTTGAACGTCAACCCCTTGTCCCGGACCTCGTTGCGTAGTGCGTCTACTTTCTTTAGAAATACCGGGTCGGCATTGAACTGGAGAATATCGTTGTTGGTGAGATTGTGCCGCGCCAGCACTTCGGGCAAGGACTCGCCGCTCCCTTCAAGCGTAAGGGCTATGTCAAGCGCGAGGCGGTCGGACCACTTGGTAGGACGAAGAGGAGCAAACTGCATGGAGTTGTTTTAGCGAAGACGAGGAA